TGTGGCGACCCAAGAAGTCCTTTGTAATAATATGATGGGAGAATGAATAGCAAGAAGGTTCAAGTTGGGAACCCCTTATTCCGCTACGCTTGCGGGGCTGCGTGGTCCCTTAGCAGTCCGGGTTGGGCTAGGCTACAAGCGTGGGTCACGTAAGGGGATTAACCTACTTGCATGCTTGTAAGGTTTATTAGCCAGATTGTTACACGGGGCGGTATGGCAACAAGCAAGACCGGCAGTTTTACTCTGGTTGAACGAGTGAACAGTACAACTGCAACCGCTGGAGTGTTCCAAGGGACTTCATTGTTCAGAGGTATGTGACTGCAACGGGTATCTGGTCTGGTGACCTAACCGCTGGTACCACAAGTGATTGCGCCTTCGATATGCAACTAAGCGATCTAAACCCTGGCACGGCCATTATTCCGGCTGACTCCAACGAACTCATCGCCTCAGCACTACTGCAACTCGATGATACGGCTGGAGTCTATTCTCGTGGCCCAGACCTTTACCCAGACAACTTCGGAAAGTTGGATGAGTCGAGGATGGTCGTGAACGATCAACTCTACTTTGTCATAGACGCTTCTGCGGCTCCGATTGCAGGAGTTCAGTGGGCGGTAACCGCACGTGTTCGTGGACGGATAGTCAAATTGGCCACAAAGGACTGGATGGCGATTGCGATCCAATCAACGGCGAGTGACAATTGAGGGCTTCCAATGGATGCTCTCTCTGACTCGGCAGCCGTGGCTCTTTGTGGATTGGCACAGAAGGCTCTCGAAGAGAAGGGAGTAGATCCACTTCTCGCAGCTGCATTTGCTGAGCGAGCATGTCGCCCCCTGGTACGAGGTGGTATTCGTCGAGCAGGGAAAGCCGTACGGACAGTGGGAGGCAAGGTCAAGCGTAAGGCTTCAGCATACAACAAGAAGTACGCCAAGGCCTACAAGGCACTCAAGAAGAAGCATCCTCGAACACCGTTCGCCGCCTTGGCAAAGAAGGCTCATGCAAAAGCAAAGAGGATGAAGTAAGATGCCCGAAGATATCAAGCCCCATCAACTCTACAAGCAAGTACCAGGTACTATAATTGATTTTGATTCTGGGTCACCAGCATTCACAACATTAACGAACGGTTGGGTACAAATCGGAACGGGGATAGTAAATTATTTGGTTTACCGAACTTACATAGATCTCTCAGGTTGGTCACGAGAACACAAAACCGCATTCTTTCAAGGGATTGATATTCAAAAGTCTTTGATACCCAGGGGAGCAACTCCCACGATGCCTTATGTTTTAGAATACGATATGTTGTCTACTAGGAAGATCCAAAACGATGAGATGATTAATTTCATAGATGGCCCACCAGGATTTATGCCAACCCTTCAAGACAAAGCAGTAGACTTAATGGAACTCATATATGGGGAGAGTCAAGAATACGCATTCAATTCAACCATCTTGGGTACATTCATCACTACCGGTCGTAATACATGGGGTTCAGGTAACGCCACCGCGATGGATAAGTTGCATTGGACTAGACTTGTGATCCTTTCCTCGGGTCAAGAAGATTCTGACCAATTGCAAATAGGACCAACGAACTTGGTAATACAAGCTACAACTGCTAAGGAAAAGGACCTCGTCTGGATGGAGCGCCTACGTAGGTCGCATGTGCTCCAAAACCCGGCGGATGTCTGATGGCTAAGAAGAAGAAAAAACTCGAAGAGGATGCTTGGCTCTGGGCGAGCCAACCTGTGTTACCAGGCATGACGAGAAACCCCTTCTTCGAGTATTCATTTACAGCACCAGAAACACTAGAGCCAGTAAGACCGCTGCTTTATTCGAGAACGGGCCCTCATGGTGGGGCTGAGTGGGGTAAAGATTTCATGACAGCGTGGGGTTACTATGCTGTTGGTGGTTTGATAGATCCAAAAATCCCGATAGAGGGTATTTGGTGGGCCGGTCAATTAGGCGTAGGTCGCTTGGCTGGTTCGATGTTTGCCGGACTCTTTGGGATAGTTGTGACAGGCACACTACTCACTATTGTTGATCCTCATCATAAGTGGGAGGGTGGGTTAGATGAATACCCACTTTATCGAAGCATTGAATCAGACATCAAGTATGGGTGGGACTTAGGATGGTCGCAATCGCCAGCGAATCCATCTAACTGGTAATCAACAGGTGCAACAGTCCGTGCCGTTGCCACACAGCAAGCATATCGTTCTGGTATCGCAGATGTCGAACTCAAGTCCGATAACCCCCCCCTCTTCAGACCACATGATAACCAGGGTATGGTCCTCAAAGTCGTCCTCCTCGAGGAGAGCCTGATCTAACTCGATGAAGTCAGTGAACCAGTTAGTCATTAGACATCCCTACCCAGCACTTCTTCGAGAATGTTCTTCATCTTCTCCCTCTCCTTCTCCCAAGCTCCAGTTGTCCCTCTCTTCCAGTCTCTAATGATGTGGGCAGCCGCCGCTGAACGGTTATTCCCCGTCTGTTTCTTCACACTATCGAGGATGGCGACCACATCATGAGGGAGAGTCATGCAAACACTCGTCACATAGGTTCCAGATTCCTGCTTTTTACGGACCATGTGGCGACCCAAGAAGTCCTTTGTAATAATATGATGGGAGAATGAATAGCAAGAAGGTTCAAGTTGGGAACCCCTTATTCCGCTACGCTTGCGGGGCTGCGTGGTCCCTTAGCAGTCCGGGTTGGGCTAGGCTACAAGCGTGG